GCTTCTTGTTTACTAAAGTCTACTAGCTGCCCTAGGTTAAAGTCTAGTGTTTGATTAGCAGAATCCCAAACAGCAGAAGATATTTCTTCATTAGCATAGTAAGAATCCCAGCCTGGAAGTTCATACATATCTAAGTTAGCAATGTTAGTATTTCCAGGAATATCTTGAGCATACAGCGGTCTTTCAATTCCATTATTAATAATAAAAGTAAAACCACCATTAAATAAAGTATGTTGCCAAACACCGCCTTGTGCAATCCCTGACTTTAATACTTCAGTAGTTTGCACACCGTCATTCTTTAATGCGTGTATTGTATCTGTAGATCCATTGTTAGTTACTACAATATAATAACCAGTTCCAGGATTAAGGTTTGGGTTATCCCAAAACGCTATGTATATAATAGGATCGGAGAAAGGCGTTGTTATCGCCTCCTCTCCTTCCATCTTTCTAACTGCACCATCTCTAAATCTAACATTAAGACAATCAGTAAAAATGTTTTGTGCAAGAGAAGCGGCGGGTAAATCCTTTACTACACCTGCAGATGCTATATCATTAATCGGTACGACTTGACCTGCCATTTATTTCTCCTTTAAGAACACTCTTTTTGACCTGTGAGCGGGTCGATAAAGCAAGCCTCAACCGTTCCCGTTTCTTGTACCACTTCCGCAGCTTCGCTAGGTACCTGCGCTTCTTCTTCCACGGTTTCTTCAATGGTATTAAGGATTCCAAACCGCTTCCCTGACATCCGGAACGTAGTGCATCCCTTCGCCCCGCCCTTCCAGGCATCAACATAGACCTTTTTAAAGTCTTCATAAGAGACATCATCTCCGACGTTACAAGTTTTTGAACATGCAGAATCAATATAATGCTGTGCTAATAGTAATACAGCTAAGTGCTCCTGCACCGAAATATCATTTGCACTGCGGCCTTTTACACCACGTGCATAAGCATAGTCTTCTACTCTTTCAATAATCGGCCCATCAAATGTTTGAATGGTACGATCGTAGTAATGCGAAAATACAGGTTCAATACCACCTGAGATGTTGTCGGCCACAATAGATATAGTGCCAGTAGGGGCAATAGAAGTAAGGTGACTATTTCGGATACCATGTTCTCTGATCTCCTTTTTAACAGAAGCTGGAAGTGTACGAATAAAATTAGATTGTAAGTAAGCTTCACGATAAAGTGGGAATGCGCCTTTCTCTGCTGCTAGTCGCGCAGATGCTCTGTAGCAATTGTCACGCAAGCACGCGAATACTTTTTCTGCCCACACAAGAAATTCTGGTGAGGCATACGGCATTCCAAGCAGTTCTCCGGCATTAGCCAAACCAGTGATGCCAAGTCCCATACGGCGCTTGTTCTTTGCTTCATCTGATTGTTGTTTAAGTGGGTAGATGGTTCGGTCAATAATATTGTCCTGTGCTCTAACAACTTCTGGAATATCCTTTTTAAATTGTGTAAAGTTAAAGCCGTCAGCTTCAACATACTTAGTAAGATTAAATGAACCAAGTAGGCATGCACCATAAGCGGGTAGTGGCTGCTCGCCACATGGGTTAGTAGCAGCAATCTCTTCACAGTAGTGAAGGTTGTTCATCTCCGTAATGCGGTCAACAAACAGCACACCAGGTTCTGCCCAATCCCAAGTCGACGACATGATTTCATCCCACAACGCTTTTGCGGATATCGTTTTGTAGTCGATGCCATCGAAGCACAGTGTGAAAGAATCGTCGCTATCATTAGTTAGCGCCTCCATAAACGCATCAGTAATGCCTACACTAATATTAAACCCGGTTAGCTTATCGCTATTACGCTTAGCTTGAATAAACTCTTCAATGTCTGGATGGTCTACTCGTAGTACTCCCATCTGTGCGCCACGTCGATGGCCTGATGATGCAATTGTTTGACAGACAGCATCAAAGATACCCATAAAAGAAATAGGTCCGGAAGACTGTGAGTCTAGTGATTTAATCTTTGCACCACGTGGGCGAATCTTACTAAAGTCGTAACCAATACCACCACCTCGGCGCATAGTCTCAGCGGCTTCAGCTGCTCTATCCATAATAGAAGCCATGCTATCTTCAATCTCACCAGATACAAAACAGTTATACGCTGTTGTAATACGACGAGATCCAATAGCAGACTGTACTCTACCAGCGGGGAGAAACCTCATATTCCCTAGAATATCTTCTAGGCTATATCGATGTTCTTCATTATCACATAGGGTCTTAGCAATTCTTTTAATCTTGTCATCAAATGTTTCATCTGACTGACGGTATTTCATCTTATCAATTTCTTCAGCAATGGTTGTAGTTGGTCCAGTATATTCAGTATTGTGCATATTTTTATTCCCCTATATGGTTAGATGCGCCTTCCTCTTATAGGGGACATTTAATTCAAATCTACACCATTCGCATTCTTTTTACAAGGCGATCAGCTCGGTTAGTTACTTGCTGATACCAACGGCTATCAACCATTTCGACAGCAGCCCTATGCCAATCACCAGCATCTACAGCAGCCTTCATACCTTTAAACTTACTTAGCCTAGACCTTCCCATATTAAACATCATATTAGCAATAATCAATTGGACTTGCTCAGGCAGAATGCTAAAGTTGGGGTATAAGAGTGTGCACTCCGATAACACTGTTTCGACATCACTAGCGAAGCACTCATTGACTCTATCTTCTGAGACTGGTGTTCCAACTGGTAGTCCATACTCAGGATCGCTATTGAGAATAAGGTGACCAATACCAAAAGTAGGGAGGCCAAGATGATCCAAGTAGATCTCATACTTACAGCCCTCGTCAATCTTAAGTTCTTCTCTAAGGGTCTCTATATTCATTTAGTTAGCCCTGCTTTCTTTTCATATGTACGTAAAGTTCCAATACCAAGCATACCTCCTAGAACAGGCAGCAGGGTCCCCATATCAAACTCGGGTAGTACAGGTAGCTCTGTACCTGTTAAGGCTACCACAAAGAGCAGGATGGGCTGTAGAACAAAGTGATATGCAAAGGCTGATGCACATACCCAACCAACTGCTGGTCTCCAGCCACCTTTAAAAATACTTGTACTAGCTGCCTCAGCTTTATTAATTTCAAGCTGCGCCATTAATTGTTCTTGGGCATGACGTTCCGACATTGTTGCAATCTCATGGGCAAGCTTTGCTCTTTGATCGGCATCAGGTATAAACTTATCTAGGATACCTGTGACTGGTCCTATAAGTGCTTCAAGCATAGTGTCCTCCTACAGTTCTTGTCCTTTTAACTGTACACATTTAAATTTTTTAGGGGCTAGATCATTACCTTGTAATTCCATAATAGCATTTCCCATTTCATAAGCACGCTCTCTGCATTGCTCGTAGGTTTTGTATGGGCCCCGTGTATCGTTGAACTCCCAACAGTCTGTAGGTACAGACAAGCTGCAAGCTAGTACTAGTGTTTTAAACATAATTAGCCGCCTTTGCTATAGAAACCATAACTGTTATAAGAAGACCTATGGCTACTGCTAGGATAGCCGTAACTAACCCAACAGTTTTCATAGTATCTTCAAATTCCTTGGCTTTCTGTATCATCTCTCGCCTAGCCTTAGCTTCAGCTTCTCGTTGTTCTTGTAACCGTTTAGCACGTTCAGTTAAGATACCTTTCCAAGTACCATGACCAAACCTCATGTCAACCATAGTAGCCACTTCCTGCAACTTCTCTGCTGCGAGTTTAGCATCTATCATTTCTTTAGCTACAGTATCTACCCCAAATTGATCCCCAAGTCCACCACCAGCCTTCTTGTTTCTGGCTTGTTGTACTTGTTTTTCACCTGTGAACAGGTTGTCAATCTGGTTTGCTATTTGTCCAATATCTTGAACAGTGTTAATATGAGTCTTAATAAAGTCTACACTCTGTTTAACAAGTGCAATCCCAGCTAAGGCAGTACTGATAGGTTCCATTGTAGCTCCTTATAACTTCATTAACAGGGATGCAGCAAGGCCAACGACTATTACCGTTGAACCCATTATCATTGCTTCTAAACGCCACATACGTTTGTCTAATGACTCAAGTTTACCGTGAACCATCTCATAACGTACTGCACATTCTTTTTCGTGGGCGTTTAATTCTAATTGAACACGTAGTTCAGGGGTGAGGTCTGAAGACTGTTCTAGTTTCATTCTGGTTTAGTAGGCCACACAACATCGTCAAGCGAGGTGTAGCTGTCAGTAATGTCACGCAATGCCTGACGGTATGCTGTACGCTCGGCGCTCATTGTAAGGTCAGACAATGCCCACCAATCGGTAGCCGCAATCAAGAGGTCACGCTCGGCGCGTAACAGCTTCAAAGGCTCCGCTGTATTAAGCTCGGTTAGCTTTGCGTTGACGGTTGCCCAGCTACATCCCCAGTCAGCTACGTTGCTGCTTTCGATCGCTGAACCGTTAGCGTCTGCTCCAGTGACTTTGCGGAACATCTCGTTAAATTCGGCCTCAGTGGTAGGTTCGCCACGGAGTACCCATTCGGTAATGCCTAACTCAGTTAGGGCTTCTGCTATTGATGCCATTTTGTTTACTCCTGTTTATACTGCGATTTCCATAACCGTAAATTGACTTTCCAATCGGGGAAAAAAGTTACCGTCACTGTCACCCCAGCTTTTGTTAATGACGTAGCTTGAGCTAGAGCCAGGGGCATAAAAGTACAGATTAAATGTTTTTGTATCTCCAGCGGCGTGAGTAGAGCTAGTATACAACCCGCTATTTGTAAGGATTTGACACCTGTTAAAGTTGTAGCCACTATCACAAGAAGCAAACGCTCCAATACGACTGCCACTGTCTGCCCCTGATAATATTTTGGTCGTGTTATCTTTTAAGACTAGATGAGCTTCTTCCGCAGAAGATGCTTGTGCGGAGAAAAACACAGTGGCACTAATTAAAAAGTCACTGTTTGCCTGAGCAGCGGTATGGGTAATAGTCATAATTAGATTTTCGCCAGCATTGTTACCATACGCATTATTTGCTGATGATGCCGTACCTGAAACCTTTAGCACACTCCCAGCTACATTCAGCCCTAAGTTAGCTGCAGTTGGTGCGCCACCCGCCGTTGTCTGGATTGTGGAGACTTTTAATATACTTGTCATTGTGCAATCTCCATTAGAGTAAGCGTGGAAATCGGGGTTCCCATATAATCTGCACTGTTACTGTAGCTTGAGTTTCTGTTTACAAAAACAGTGTAGCCTGTGCTGTAACCTCCAATGTCAACGCTGTATTGGGTCGAACTAGTTGTGCTAGGTGTGTCTAAATATTCAAATCCACCGGACCACATATCATAAGTATTCCCGCCACCACCATAATGTATATAGTTAAATGTAACTGGTGTACGGATTCCAGCACCCGAGCCAAGTGAGTCAGAAACTGTTGCTCCGTTTCTTAACAACCGACCCCTAAATTGAAAATAAGTTGTTGACCAACTCAGGTTTAATTTCACAAGGATTTTGTTACTTGCAGACGTAGGCGTGATGTTACAACGAAGCCCTGTTACCTCAACAAAGTTAGGACCAATAGCTGTGGAAAAAGTGCCATCGAAAACAGTTTGAACAACCTGAACCACACTACCCGCTGCTGGCACAAGGTCAGCAATCTGCACACCGTTGCCAGCAGTCTTTTCGGTGATTGTATCAACGTATAACGTACTCATTGTGCAATCTCCACTACTATGTAACTTGAAACGTTGTCGTTTGTGCCGCCGCTGGATGTAAACCCAATTTGACTAGAGCCGCCAGCAACCTTCACAAACATTTTGTATCTTATCAGTGAAGTAGTGCTTGGTGTGTCTATCCAATTGAAACCTACATGATGCCAACTAGATCCGTTCAAAGACATAATGTCATATGCGCTATTTCCAATGTTTGGGAAATCGTAGGTCGTATTGCCTGTGTATCTCACCATTTTATGATAGGTGTAAGAAGTATTGTTATATGTAGGGAAAGAAGCCATCACCAGTATCTTACTAGACGCTGATATTGGCGTTATGTCTACATAATGACCACCCGTAGAAATGTCCACGAATGAGGTAGAAGTAACATTTACATAACTCTGAGCTTGGGTGTAACCGTTTGTTCCCGGAGTGGCTTGAACAACTTGAAGCATCTTACC